ATGTTAACCAAAAGACGTAAATCCCGACTGGGCTACATTCCCGATACCCCAGACATTCGTGACCACCACTACACGCCAGACCCCAGCGTGTTGAAAGTGCTGCCCGCCAAAGTGGACCTGACGCCGACGTTTGAGGTCTACGATCAGGGCCCTATCGGTTCATGTACCGCCAACGCGCTGGCAGGCGCGGTGCAGTTTGAACGATTAAAAATGGGTGAGCGACCTAACTTTATACCGTCACGGCTGTTCATCTACTACAACGAGCGTACCATTGAAGGCGATGTCAAGTATGATGCGGGCGCTACGCTGCGCGATGGCATCAAAACCCTGCATAAACTGGGAGTCTGTCCGGAAGAAGAGTGGCCCTATGTAGCAACCCCCGCGCAGGAAGAAGGCGGTGAGTTTCCTCCCGGTGCCCCGGCTGCAACCCGGCCACCGGAACGCTGTTATCAGGACGCATTGAAATACACCATCACCAACTATCAGCGTTTGCATCAGGATTTGTCACACTTACAAGGCTGCCTGGCCTGCGGCTTTCCATTTGTGTTCGGTTTTACGGTCTATTCCAGTTGGATAGACCTGAAAAACCTGCCGGTGGTGGTACCGCTGCCCTGCGGCAAAGATAAACCAGAAGGCGGCCATGCCGTTCTGTGCGTCGGGTATGACAACGCCACCCAGCTCTTTAAATTCCGCAATTCATGGGGGAAAAACGTGGGAGAAAACGGCTATTTCTATATGCCTTACGCCTATCTGCTCGACCACCGGTTGGCGCAAGATATCTGGGCTATTAATACCGTTAAAAGTTAGTGCCGTTAGCCGCTAGCGCACTTAAAAATGATGAGAAGTGAGATAAGTGAAACCAAACCTGTGAGATAAATTATGGGATAAACCGGGTCGAAGTGGGAAGAATGAGGACGGTTAGTGTAATTCTCTTTCAGCATGTGAAAAAATCAGGCCGTCGAAAAATTCAGAGAAAATTTGTGTTCGGCCTGTCGTGAATGTTATTCCGCGTCCTGGTCATCGTCAAACAGCCTGCCTTGCATCCGCGCCAGTTCTTCTTTTCTGACACGTTTCACAACGCTGTATACCCATTGCAGCGAGCATCCGAATTGACGCGCCAGTTCGTGATGGTTATGGCCATTGAACGCAGCGAAAATCTGGCGGTCGCGCTGGCTGACTTTCCATGCCATCCCCATAGGGAAATAGACATTTTGCCCGCCCCACACCTGCATCATCTTGCTTGCTACAGCCTCGCCGATCTGCTCCGCCACTTCAGGGCTGATTGTATCAACGACTTCACGAGCCGTGATTGCTGTATGCTGCGCCAGTTCAATCAGCAATTCTGGCCCCTTGCTGCGGAAGTTGTTATCACCGTTCATGATACTTTCCTCGCGTTGAGTTCCCGATGTTGCCACTTCTTCAGCTTCTCAATTACATGGCTGGCCTGTTCTGAATTAAGCCATTGCAAACCATCAATACCTGTTTCCCGTCGTACAAACGCCGCCAGGGCGGCCTCAGAGCGATCTCGGACAATGCCCTTATCTGCCATTTCCAGCCACAAAGACCGGATTTTTCGAGACTGGGGCGCATCGTCCAGTTTGCGGCCAGTTACAGCCTTTTTAGCGGGCTTAACCTTGAAACCACGTCTTTTCATCGCTTCAAGTACCACAACTAACTGCGGGACTGTCATGTCCCGCGTAGAGTTTTTCTTTGTCGTGTTGGCCAGTAACTGGCGATAGGTATCATCGTCCAGTTGCAGGTCGCGCTTTGCGATGTGGATGAGCTTGATCAACTGGTTCTTATTCATGGCCTACCGCCATCCGCATCCGCACCGGGCGGTCATCACAAATCTGGTAGCCGTCCTTATCCATGCGCGGTGTGATGCCAGAACCCCCAGCACTGATGTACTGACAGCCCGTTGCTGCGTCGGTATACAGCGACAAACCAGAACGGTTCACACCGTCCGTATCATCGCCAGTCAGGCCCGCTTTAAATGCCAGCCAGGAAACCGAGGTGACAGCTACAGCGCCGACAGTCAGATAAATGCAGGCTTTCTTTGCGGCTTTGCGACCAGCGCTGATCAGCCCGGCGTAAATACATTCAGCTAAGTAGGTCATGATTTAACCACCGTGATTTCAATCGGTACTCGTGGCGCGCACCATTTCAGCCATGTTTGCAAGGCTTCCAGTGCCTTATCGCTGTCCGATGCCTCTGGTATGCCAGGGACGAGCAACTTTCCCTCACTGTTTCCTTTCCCGTGCCTGGCAACAACTTCAAGCCAGGTTCTCAACGCATATTTTGGGCCTGTTGCAATCTGAATAACGCCAGAACCATCGGCATCATTTGCTGGCAGAGCATCACCAGTCTCGATCAGGCCACTGGCCCAGCACCATGCAAATTGCGGCGTCAGGTCAGAATAACTTTTGCAACCACAACGCGGACAAACAGAGTTATATACACGCAAAGAGCCTTTGTATTTAGGGTCACGTTTTTCTTTTCTGTTTGACTCGTAATGTTTATGGCGACACCGTGTGCACTGAATATAGAGGCCTTTATTACTTTTCTTCGGCATATTCCACCCCCAATCTTCTTGCCAACCTATCCAGCTTTACTTGTTTGGCCAGTTCAATCATTCGATCCATACCATTAAGCCGGAACTGTTCGATCATGATTTCGACGTCAGCGAGTTCTTCCGCTAAATCGACCTCATTGCCTATGCCATTCATGTTCCGAGCAGCGGCAGCGGCGAGTTCAGCGGCTTCTTCCATTAATTTCAGTGACTGAGCATCTGGGCCGAATTTCTTCAAGACTGTGCGATAAAGTTCAGCACGACTATTAATAATCAGCGCCATCAAACCACCTCCTGCTCAAAAGGAATAATAGAAAAATCCTCCACATCTTTTTTGATGGTGATGCCGGGAATATTTTTTACTGCTGTCGGTTCATTCAGAATGGCATCTTTATTGATTTCCTCTTTCACGCGGATAAAGCGATCTAATTTCAGGCGCTTCAAAAACTCGATAACAGATTCAACACCGCGAATGCTGACCGAGGGCGGGCGGTTGCGCCACTGCACCTCACCGGTAGTCAGGTTGGCGAACTTGACCTTGCCGCCGTTGGTCAGTTCATCACGGTGAGCCTCGCACCATGTCTGGATGCCGCTTTGCAGCTCCTCCATTTTGGCTTTCAACTGCTCAATAGTCGGGGAATGACTGGCAGTAATCTCGGCGATTGAGTCATTCATTTCTGTTTCAACACGGATTAATTCACGCTGAATATCGCCGAGCTGTTTAATTCCCGCGATAACCTCGTCTTTCGTCTGCGCGACGTACGGGGCCGCCGCAGCTTTAAGCCGCTTTTTACCTTTCATGTTTATTTACCTTATTACTGATGACTTAATTAATGGCTTCTTTCTTCCCACACGACGCGGCAATTATTCAGATGACACTGATATTTCTGATACCTCCCGTTGTTATCAATACCCGTTGAATAACGAACCGCCTGACCGTCATTCACCATTTTTCTGCACGCCGGGCCTGATTTAACAAGGATGGTCGGGCGTTTACCAAACTCAATAGACAACCCTTCTACCGGGATTTGCAGCGCTGTCAGTCGCGCTATTGCTGCCTGTGTTGCAACGATAGCTGCTTGTAATTCCGGGTTAATATCAATCGCTATTCGTTTACTGAGGCCCATATATTTACCTCGCTCAGTGATAATTTTTCCTGTCCGTTTCTGCTCCGGTTTCTGTTACTAATTTTACTGACTGCACCTGGCGCAATAACTGTGCATTGGCAGCGCGAGTGAGCGCGGGCAAGCCTTCGTGAATCAGGCACATCATGAGCAACACCAGAGCGTTGTCATTTTTCGCTTCTTCTGTTGTGGTTGTAATAGCGATATCTACATCCATCATGCCGTTCGCCAGAATGTCTTCGCTTTTTTGCTCAATACTGATGACGATTTTTCCCATGATTAAATTCCTTTCACTACGTCCGCATTAACCACAGGAACACCGATATCGGCAGCCAGATTCATCGCTGCAATCACGAGATTGCTGACGGCCAGCGGATACAGCAAGCTGACGCTTTTGCGCCCGCCGAGCTGATTACTCAGTCGTGCCCGGATGGCGTCGATAGCGCTGGCATCGATAATGTCAGCCAGTTTTTTCCCGGCCCGTGCAAGCTTGAATGTCAGGAACTCTTCCAGGCTGTTATCCAACGGCAGCAGTTCAACAACTTCACAGCGCTGGACGACTTCACGCACCTCCATATTGCGTTCAGAGAGCTTTGTAGCCAGTTCGGGCTGACCAATCAGCACGATTGACAGCAGTTTTTTAAAGCCAGACTCCAACTCAAAGAAACGTTTGAGATGCTTCAGCGTCGGGATAGGCAGGCTGTGGGCTTCTTCAATCACCAGAACATGGCTATAACCCGCATTGCTGCTGTCCTTCAGTACACGGTGTAACTGACGATAGCGTGCCTCCTGCGACCGCTTGACGCCCTCCAGCGGGGCGATGGTGTTGATAATCGCTTCTGCAATGGCGGCGGCCTTCAGTGTTTTGCCTTTAACGTCGTTGTCTTCCATTGCAATGATGTACGGCTCGACCACGATAACTGGCGCATTCTCGCGGTTGATGCGTTCGATAAGGTCACGGCGCAACGTTGATTTACCCGCACCGGATTCACCGATAACCGCCATAAATCCACCGTGCCTGGCGGTCTGGTAAAGCGCTTCGCGCACATAGCGGATATCCGGTGTGGTAAATACGTCGTCGGCACCTTGCATGGCATCGTCTGCGAACGGGTCACGGAACAGCCCGAATACCTTTTTTGTTGCTGGAAACAGCACTTGCTTTTTGAGTAACATATTCTCCTCCGTTGTATCTGTGGTATCAGCAGTGCGGGGTGTGTCCGCATCCTGCACTGCGTCAAAACTCCTGTTCGTATCAATCCCTTTTGCTGCCAGAAATCTGGTTAATCTCTGGCGAACTTCCCCGGCGTTGGTGCGTGGCCACGTATTGTGATTAACAATCTGTGCCAGTGTGGCTTCTGACACGGCGATTCCTCTTGCGACAACGGCCTGCGGCAGTCGCGCATCCTTCAATTGTTCTTTCAGTACCAACATGCTCACCCCTTAATTGCCGTTGACGATGTTGATAACGTTGGATGCCGGAGTCATCAGTGATGACACAACATCATCCAACTGGTCTTCAGGTACGCCGTCCGGCCAGCGTGAAGCCATCAGGCGGAAGTGCTCGGCTGTCCACTTTTGTCCGCGTTCAGTAAAGCGTTCTCGCAGAATTTTGGCGGCTTCAACGTGGGTCAGTGGGCGTTGCTCAATACGCGGCCCGCGTACCTCTGATGCCTGGCCACGACGCGGCATAAATGTCGGTAGCGTGGCGTCGTCGATGTGTTTATACGGGTCAAGTTTTCCGCCGAACGGCAGCGCCTTCGCCTTGCGTGCTGCTGCCGCGTCGGTAGCGTTATCTGTACCTGTCACCAACTGTTCCAGCTCCTTGGCTGCGGTCTGGGCGGGCGTGTCAGACTGGGCTTTGTAGCGCTCGCCGATAACGGCAGCGGAATCAGCGAAACCGAATTCGTTCTTGGTGACTTCATCAACCAGGAAAAACGTTTCATGGCCATCTGCGCCAGTCAGCACCACCTGAGCAGCGTCAGTGCGCCACGGGTTGCGGGTGATCAACAATTTTTCGCCAACCATTACGCCGGGCACGGTAGACACGTCGTATTCAATGCCCCGGAATGAAACGCGAAGTTTTGGCGTGACTTTGCGCTCTTCCGGCGTTGCCACGGCAAGCTCCCGGCAGACTTCGACGGATGGTGCTTTGACCAGTTGCTCTGCGGTGATTTTTAGCCAGACGTCGGTGCGGGTTCTGTTGTGCCTGCTGTGCTCCACCGTGGCGTTAAAGTGTGCACGCCACTTTGCTGCCAGTTCGTTCAACTCTTCCAGGCTGTGTACTGGCTGGAACTTCAGGCCCGGCTCAAGCTTGCGCTCGATAATGTCACGCGCCTTCTCAACACTGCCTGTCGAGCGGGCCGCATGGGCTTTGTGCGCTATTAGTTCAATGCCCAACGCCCGGCACAAATTTTTGGTCATCCCAGCGGTGTTGGCCGAGCCGGGGTCGAGGTAGAGGATTTTCGGTACGCCGTGCAGCACATCGGCCCCGCCACGCTCCTGCATGGCGTTAATCAGCACAGAACACAGGTTCTCGCCAGATTCAGCGCCCATCACATACTCGACGTAGATCCAGCCGCTGGTGTGGTCGGCTATTTCGTAGCTCCAAACCCGGTCACTGGCGATGCGTGCCAGATTTGCGGGTTTGTTCTTGTAGAACCTGGCGCTATCCATCACTTGCAACCCTTTACTGCCGTTGCTGAGGTAGTACAGCGTGCAGAGCGAGGCGTCGATTTGCCATACGTGGTTGGGATGGAGGCTGGCCAGCTCCGTGACCGGTGCTGGCTGGCTTAACTGATCAGGGTGCAGTCCATAATTGCGCAGTGCACGGCTGATGGCGGTTTCGGACAACGGGAGAAATTCACCGGTGGATTCATCCAGGCGGCCTGCCGTAATCATGCCGTTGGCCCGCAGGGCTTCAACGGCATCCGCGATGGAATAAAGCCGCTTGCCGTTTTTACGTGTGGCTTCCCTCAGCGTAGTGGATATCACGGCGGCATCGTCACGCGTCAGCGTGCTTTGCCCGGCATCAGTGCGCTTTTTGCGTTTATCCGTCACTGTGACCTCCTTCAGCTTGCGTAACAACGTGGCGCGGGACATGCCCAGTTCCACACAGGCAGCGTCATAAATAGCGCCACGTCCACCGTGCCCCGCCTCGCGGGCGGCGCGGGCGATGGCGACCAATCTTTCGGTCAGGGCAGCACTCATTTATGCGTCCTCGCCATTCATCCAGTCCGGTTTTTGTATCTGCGGTTCGGGTTCATCAAGAAAGGCAGGTCTGTCAGTACCTGTCGGCAAATCGTGCAGGTCAAACGTTTCCCGCAGAGAGCGCACCTGCATTTCCAGCTCGCAGAGCAACCCAGACATAAAGTTTTTGGGGACATCAATAAAGTTTTCAGCGCAATAAGCGACCAGCGTTTCAAACGCATTGGCCAGTCGAACGGTAATCGCCGATTCGGCATCGGTAGCAACGCCTGCAACCTCGGTACGCAGGCGCTTGACTTCCTCGTCAGGCTTGGGGGGCTGTAGACGGGATTTCTTTTCCAGCTTTGTTGACAGTGTGTCAATTTTCTCGTTTTTATCGGCCAGCACGCGCTGCTGTGCAGCGTTGGTTTCACGGGCTTCGCGCAGAGCGGCTTTTAGTTCCCGGCTGGTCATGCGGTCGATATCGTCGAGAGTCATACCTGCAACAGTGCCACCATCTGCTAATGCCGCTAGTTCCTCGTCATCTTCTAACATCAGCTCATACAGTTTTGTCTTCCCCAAATGCGAAAGCGCTTTCGCATTTGATGCCAGAGCGGGAGAAAGAAACTTTAGTGAGGCTTGCATCATTTTTTGAGCGATACGAGGCGCAATGCCTAAGCTATCCTCAACGATTTCGATAAAATCACCGTGGGGTTCATTTTCTTTGAGAATAACCAAACGTTTACCAGCTTCCAGCATGGCTTCAGCTGATTGCGCCATATAAAAACGCGCTTCGTGAACGATGCGATCACGTTCATACGGCAACCCATCACCAAATTGCTGCATCACCTGCATCCGGTGTTCGGTCATTGCATTCAGTTTTACATTCAGTTCGCCCGATAACGGAGCATCTTCCACTAATTGAGACGGTTCTTGTTTTGTACGTGCCATCGTTCTTGATCCTTATTAGCGGCTGCCAGCGAGAAGGCGCTGGTTCATTTCGTTGATTCTGTCCTGCGCACGCGCCACTTCGCTGGCGTGCGCGTGGGCTATTTGCAGTGTCTGCATGGAGAGGGCAAAACGTCCGTTGTCCAGTTTTTGCGCTAACCCTTCCTCGATCAGCGTATTCAGTGCGCGGTTAATATTGGCTGGCGAGTCGTCTAACGCAGCGGCTAACTCGCTGTTTGACAGCCCTGTGAGGGTGTGGCCCTTGAGAGCTTTAAACACCTTGAGAATGCGGGTGCCAGCGCTGGAAACGTTCAGTTTGCTCATACATTCCCCTTTTTCTAATATGTGATAATCTGTTTCCTATAATGAAAGGTTGGTCAGGCGGCGGGCTTTAGGCCGAGCTTGACGGCAATCTCGTGTGACTTGCCGTAGCGGGCTTTTACGAAGCCGTTGAGAACGCGGTATACAGCTTCGCGTGAATAGCCGTTTTCTGCGGCCCACGCGGTGACTGTGATGCCGTGTTGCTGAAAGCGTTGTTTCACCTGTTCGGGCGTCATGTTATGGCCTCCGATTGTGCAATGATTGTTGATTGATATGTGTTAGATTATGCGACCGATTGGGTACATAGTCAAGGGACCGAATGGGTATCATGGATAATTTAGAGCTTGCTTCGATTGGTGTGCGAATTCGTCAAGTGCGTGGAAATCTTTCTCAGACTGAGTTTGCATCAAGACTAGGCATTGAACGAAAAAGTGTTTCTCGCTACGAGGCTGGTGATCGCGCACCAGATGCGTTAGTCATTCTTCGTCTACTAAGAGAATTTGGTGTGGATCCCACATGGTTGTTAATTGGCGATGGGGATGGCCCAGAACTGACGTCTGATGAACAAGAGATGTTGGGTTATTTCCGCAATGCCCCACTCGCAGTCAAAGCAGCAGCGTTGGCAGCATTGCAGGCTGGAGTGTCGTCGCACACACCTAATGGGCAGGTATTTAATGGCGATATTACTGGTCAAGTTGCTGGTAACCAGATAATCAATAATGGCGTGATAAAAAATAAAAAAAATCGTTAAGCACAGAGGGATTAGATGCATCAGGAGTTTAATGGAACTGCTAGCGGGCAATTTTCTGCCAGGGATATTATCAATATTCATCATCCGAATGAGCCTGTGGCCGAAGATGAACAGTTACTGCCAGCCCAGCGCCAGCGTTTACACCAGCTATTAGATGAAATTAGCGCTATCAGTGGTGAGGCTAAAAAAGACCTCTGGCGAGCCGTTCACGCTCATATTGATGTGCGTAGCGTTCACTTCATCACAACCCAAAAATTCCATAAAGCCGAGATATATTTAGAGAAGCGCTTGGCAGATGCAAAACTGGCTCGTGAGTGTAAGCGCTTAGTTGCGGAGATTTTGCGGTTAACCGCAGCAAACAAAAGTGCGGAGCGTGATCGGTTCTGCCTGCGCACGTTCGGCACCAAAATGTTGAACGATTTATCACGCGAGCAGTTACAGGCTGTATTTAATTTTTTCGATAATGAGCCAGCATCACGTTCACGCGAGTCTGAATTGAAGAAAAATGCTCATTGGCAGGATATCGTCATTGCATACCCCAAATTATTTCTGGTCTTTTTTTTAGCAGGTTTCGTGGTGTCTTTCGTTTTCAGATAAGGATTTCAGAATGAAAAAAGCGTTAGTAATACCTTTGCTATTGTTGCTCAATGGGTGTGGTGATGATTCTAAGACTGTCTCAAAACCTCCAGTCGCACAAACAGAGTCAACAACCTTTAGAGTAAAAACTGACGATGTCACTATAAATAAACTGTTACCAATCATCAGAAAAAAACTCCCAGGGCTGGATAAGTATGCTGACCAGTTTCGAGACATTCAGGTTGAGCAAAATTACTGGCTCACAATAACATTCCAAATCCCACCGGACGCCAAAATACCCAATGAATATCTTTCTCAAAGAAATAAATGTTTTATAGAAATAAATAAAGAAGGCTCTGCAATCAAAGTGCCAAAAGTTGCTTGTAAGTCAGTTGCATTCGACCAGAAGATAACTGATCTGGATAGTGATTATTGGTTCTATTTTAATCCTGATGATTTGACGTATGAACCCTATGACTTTGCGACCCTTACAACAGATAAGCGTATTGCCGTAGCCAATGATTATCTGAAGCGTCTTGATGATGCAGTACAAACTGTTGAGCAGAAAAAAAACTGGAACCGATATGATTTCCCTAACTATAGCCGATGGTTTGGGCAGCTAGCGCGGGAGGGGGAGTTATACGGAAGTGAAATGTTCGCACCGTACTTGTCGTGCCGAATGGCTGGATCAATCGCAGATTTATGGTGGCATAATCAGATTGACTCTATTCAGGATTTAACATCCAATGACCCGAATAGGGCATATCCCGCCTTGCAGCGCATCCAGAAGAATTATGACGACTATCAGAATTACGCCATGCAATGCAAACGTGATATAAAGTCAGCGCCGCCTAAACCTAAAAAAACTGTGACTCTGCCACCCACCCCAGATAATAAGCCGCCACGTCCTGGCTGCCTGGCTGTATTCAAGCCAGATAATACAACGGAGTGGACATGCCCAGCGAAATAGCGGTTATCCTAATGCCCTTTAAAATCCCCACGTAACACAATCCGTCATGCTGTCTCCACTACATAAAAGGAGACAGCTATGAACCTCAAAAAATTCCGCATCAAACGTCTGGAACGTCTTTTCGGCTGGCAGATTACCGCCGTTCTGCTGCTTGCTGTGATTGCGCTTGTTTCACCGCAACAGCTCCCCGTTGTTATCTACAAAATCGCCCTGATTACGCTGGCTGCTGTGCTCGGTTACTGGCTTGACCGCTCGCTGTTTCCCAAAGCGGCCCTCGGCCAGTACCTGAAGCATGAGCCGTCTTTGATGGATATCGGCCTTTATCCGGTCAAGACCGGCTATCACATGGTGTTTGCCGCTGCGCTGATTCGACGTGCGATCATCGTTGCGGCGGTGTGTCTCGCTGTGGCAATGGGGCTGTAATATGGGCTGGCCGCAAATTACCGTCATCATCCTGTTTGCCATCGGGTTGGGTGTTGAACTGGCGAAGCATGGCAAACCACGCACCGGGGAACATAGTTTCTGGTGGTCGTTGTTTGGCAATGTGATCACCATCTCGCTGCTCTGGTGTGGTGGCTTTTTCAGTCAGGCCCATGCCGCCCAGCCGCCCGCTGCAGCACAGCAATACCGCAACGACGTGATACGTAATGCCCGCCTCGGCTGGGGTCTGAATGCCCCTATCGCAGATTTCGCCGCCCAGTTGCATCAGGAATCTGGCTGGAACCCGCGAGCGGTGTCGCCAGTTGGCGCTCGCGGCCTGGCACAGTTTATGCCGTCAACATCGGAGTGGATCAGCAATGCTATTCCCGCTCTGGCAGCTAATCAGCCGTTTAACCCCGCCTGGGCCATTCGCGCATTAACCAGTTATGACCGCTGGCTGTGGCAGCGCATCAATGCTGCCAACAGTTGCGAGCAAATGGCCATGACGCTATCGGGTTACAACGGCGGGCTGGGCTGGGTACAGCGCGACAAGAAACTTGCCGCACAACGCGGGCTGGATAGCCAGCGGTGGTTCAGCCATGTTGCTACTGTCAACGCCGGGCGGCATGACGCCGCCTGGCGGGAGAACCGCAATTATCCGCAGCGCATCCTGCTAGAACTTGCTCCGCGCTATCTCACCTGGGGAGGGCGTAGCTGTGTCTGACATCCTGAAAAAACTGCCGTGGAAAACGTTGCTGGTCATTGCCGCTGTGGCGTTCGCGCTCAGGCTTCTGTACCTGCAAGGCTATAAACAAGGGAGCACCACCGCATCAGCCGATGCTGAAAAGGTGCTGGCGGCGCAGAAATCAGCGTCAGACGCTGTGCTGGCGAGCCTGCAAGCGGACTACGCTCAGCACGAAGCCCAGCGTGTCGAGCAGGAAAAAAACGCGTTACTGGCGTGGCAGCAACGCTACCAGCAGCAGGTGCAGACTGCGAATGACGCCGAACTGGAATACCTCACTACCACGGCGACGCTGCGTGCGCAGAACGCTGACCTAAAACGGAGAATTAACGATGTTACTGAACGCTGGATTGACGAACGCGGCCAGAGCCATGCTCAGCGGTGCGTGTTTACTGCTGGCTTCGTGCAGCAATACAACGCCGCCTTTGGTCTCGACGCTGGAACAAGAATTGCCGCCCCTACCGGCGGGTCTGGCGACCCGACCACAACCGCTGGCTCCGTTGACGCCCGGTTACGCGACTCAGGCGTCACCCAGCGCGACGTCCTCGCCCACAGTACAGACGCAGGCGAGCGCTATCAGCAATTAGTGGCGCAGATTAACGGCCTGCTGGATTACATCGACGGGCTGAAAAACAGGAAGAAACAATGAAAATTGAAGTGGAATTCTGGACGCTGGTCAGCCTGATGATTGCGTTCATGGGCTTTGTCTTCACGGTAGCCAGGATGTTTTTCGCCCAGATGGAAAAGCGACAGGCCGAGCGCTTCACAGCCTTTGAGTCAACGCTCAGGGAATCAGCAGGCAACCTGAACAGCCTGGAGCGCGACTTAATGGCATTAAAAGCGGAGATGCCGCTGAATTATGTCCGCAGAGAAGACTATGTGCGCGGCCAGACGGTCATCGAAGCCAAGCTGGATGCGCTGTACAACAAATTAGAGGCGGTGCAAATGTACCGTAACGGGGGATTAAATGGTTGATATCGCTCGCGTGCGACGTGAATCGATGCGCTGGAGTTTGCTGGTTGCACTCAACAAAACCCGGCCTTACACGGCCAGCGAAACGCTGTTGCTGGATATCGCTCGCGCTATTTATGCCGACACCACGGCGCTGGAACTACGCAGGGAGCTGGATTACCTGTCAGACCGCAAGATGGTCGATTTGACCAAGCGCCCCAGTGGTGACTGGTTTGCAGACCTGACCCGTCTGGGTGTGGATATCGTCGAGTACACCGTGGAATGCGGGCCGGGTATCGCCCGCCCGGAAAAATACTGGAGTGAGTGATGGCCAGACGCAGCACTATCGACAAACTGCCGGATGATGCACGCCGCTGGCTTGAGCGTGCGCTGACCGAATCGGGCTTCAGCGGTTATGCCGAACTGGAAAGCCTGCTGCGTGAGCAGGGTTACGTTATCAGCAAGTCGGCTATCCACCGTTATGGCCAGAAAATCGAGCGTCGTTTTGCGGCAATTCGTTCAGCAACGGAAGCCGCCCGGATGCTGACTGAGGGCGCAGCGGATGATCAGGATGCGCGTTCGGAAGCGGTGATAGCGCTGATACAGACCGAGCTGTTCGAGAGCATCGTCCAGTTGCAGGAAGCTGAAGAGGGAGAGATTGATCATAAGGAGCGTGTCGCTCTCTTGTCGAAAGTTGCAAAAAACGTGGCCACACTTTCGCGTGCCTCCGTCAACCTCAAAAAGTACCAGGCTGATATTCGGCGTGAAGCCCGCGAAGAATTACTGCGTGAACAGGCTGCCGCGCTGGATAAAGCGGCGAAAGCTCAGGGGTTGGGTGAAGAGCAAGTTCGATTCTGGCGTGAGAAGGTTCTGGGCATACGATGAAAGAACTCAGTAGCACATTACGAATCGTTGAATGGGAAGATCTGCCACCACGAGCCAGAGATATTCCCGAAAGTTTCAATCCTATGACAGATGGTGTCTTGATGGCCCATCAGGTGAGTGTATTGAAAATTCGGAAGTCTATCCTGGCTGTACCAAAAGGTCGTCGTACCGGGATAACGTTCTCATTTGGTTTTGATGCCGTTCTGACGTCTGCGGCCAGAAAGAACAGCGGTGGTATGGATGTATATTACATTGGCGATACCAAAGAAAAAGGTTTGGAGTTCATTGGCTATTGCGCGAAATTTTCCCGCGTCATTGCCGAACAGCAAGCTGATTCTGTCTCAAAAATCGAAGAGTTTCTGTTTGAAGATCAGGATGACGAGGGAAATACCCGCCGTATAACCGCTTACCGAATCCGGTATGCTTCCGGTTTTCAGGTTGTCGCACTTTCATCCCGACCCGCTAACATTCGTGGTTTGCAGGGTATGGTCATCATTGATGAGGCTGCATTCCATCAGGATGTCCAGGGTGTGCTGGACGCCGCTACCGCTTTGTTGATCTGGGGAGGGCGTATCGTTGTTATCTCTTCACACAACGGGCGCTCCAATCCGTTCAATACATTCGTAACTGACATTGAGCAAGGGCTTTATGGGGATGACGCAGCGGTCTATACCGTGACGTTTGATGATGCTGTTGCGAACGGTCTGTTTGAGCGTGTGTGTTTCATGAAGGGGGAAGAACCCACTCTCGAAGCGAAATCGGCGTGGTACAGCCGAATCCGTAACGCCTATGGCCCCAGAAAAGCAGCTATGCGCGAGGAGCTGGATGCAATACCTCGTGACGGAAACGGTATTTGTATTCCTGGTATTTGGATTGAAGCGGCCATGCCTCCTGGTGATGATCGGGTAGTGCTACGCCTGACTCTGGATGATGACTTTTCTACTAAGTCTCGTCAGGAGCGTGAAGCCTTCGCAACAGACTGGATTACTCGTTACCTGGAGCCAGTTATTGCCAGACTTGATCCGACTCTGCGCTATGCCGTAGGTGAAGACTTTGCCCGCCACCGTGATTTTTCATCCGTCGTATTGTTGGCAGTGATGCCCAATTTGTACCGACGGGTTCCACTCATCATTGAAATGCATAAAGTTCCCACACGACAACAGGAACAAATTCTTTGGTATTTACTGCGCGCATTGCAACGATTTACGGGAGCAATGGATGCAACTGGGCCTGGCCAAACGCTGGCTGAATATACTGCCGATGAATTTGGCACAAATCGTATCGCCCAGATTAACCTCAACCGTTCCTGGTATGGGACATGGATGCCAAAGCTGATTCAAGCATTTGAGGATGGTGTGATCACAGTACCCGCTGACGACAACGTGAAGCAGGATTTGCATAGCATCGAAGATATTGACGGCATCCCGATGGTTTCCCCAGTTCGTAAAGAAGATTTAAAAGACCCTGAGTTATATCGTCATGGCGATACGGCTATTGCTCTGGTTTTAGCATGGTATGCCTCTGTCGCAATGAATGCTGGCCCGGTCACCGTCAATTCACGCCGCCGCCGTTCGTCCACCCGATTACTGGAGAATTACTGATGGCACGAGGCATCTGGGTGTCCCCCACTGAATTTGTCAATTTTGCCGAGCCGAGCCAGTCGCTGACAGCGCAGATTGCCGGGCGTGAGCGGTCAATGGATTTCGCTGCCTTCGGCATGTATCTGCCGAACCCTGACCCAATCCTGAAGGCGCAAGGGCGTGATATCAAAATCTATCGTGAACTGCGCACCGACCCGCTGGTCGGCGGCTGTATTCGTCGCAGAAAGGCGGCGGTGAAAGCGCTAGAGCGTGGGCTGGAGCGCGGCACAGCACCGGTGCGGGTATTTAATTTTGTGCGCGATATGCTGGCTGATTTGGATGTCTCGCGCATCATCGGCGAGATGACTGACGCTGTGCTCTACGGCTACCAGCCGTGCGAATTGATGTGGCAACGCAGTGCGAAAGCCTGGTCGGTGTCTGATGTGGTTGGCAAGCCGCCGGAATGGTTCATGTTCGATTCATCCAACCAGTTACGTTTCCGGGCACGGGATGCGGGGCTGAACGGTGAAGCCGTACCGCAGTACAAATTCCTGCTGCCCCGGCAGGACGCCAGCTATGACAACCCCTACGGTTTCCCTGACATGAGCATGTGTTTCTGGCCTGTTGCTTTCAAGAAAGGCGGCTGGAAGTTTTGGGTGCGGTTTGCTGAGAAATATGGTTCGCCCTGGGTCATCGGCAAACATCCACGAGGCACCGCCCAGAGTGAAATCAACACCCTGCTGGATTCACTGGAAGCGATGATTGAAGACGCGGTGGCTGCAATACCGGATGATTCGTCAGTGGACATCAAAGAAGCGGCGGGCAAATCTGATTCCAGCGAGATTTTCCAGAACCTGATCCGGGAATCACGCAGTGAAATTGCGATGGCGCTGCTGGGGCAGAACCAGACTACAGAAGCCAGTAGCAATAAAGCCAGCGCCCAGGCCGGACTGGAAGTGACGGCGGATATACGCGACGGTGATGCCGATATCGTGACGGGTGCTATCAACCAGATGATCCGCTGGGTGGTTGAGCTGAATTTCGGCAACGTTGACAGCCCGGTTTACCAGTTGTGGGAGCAGGAATCCGTTGATGATGTGCTCGCCACGCGAGACGAGAAACTGAGCCGTGCCGGGGCAAAATTCACTCCTCAATACTGGAAACGGCAATACCAGCTTCAGGACGGCGACATCGACGAGACGCCTGCTGCCGGGGTGGCCGGGGCACTCCCCCCCGAATTTGCCGAAGCCGTGGCCGCTGACCTGAGCGCACAGGATACGCTGGATGAAGCACTGGATATTTTGATGAACGGGGGCAAGCTGACTGCGACGCTGGAGCCGGTGCTGGCTCCGCTGTTTGAGCGGGTTCATGCGGGCGCTCGTCCGGTTGATTTGCTCGGTGAACTGACAGAGTTGTATCCGCAAATGGGCAGTGATGACCTGCAAGAGCGCCTGGCGCGTATCCTGTTCGTGGCAAACCTCTGGGGGCGTCTGCATGAGCGCAACAGCGGCTGACCTGGCGTACTGCATGACCCTGCCGCCGAAGCGTGCCATGCAGTATCTGCGTAAAAAAGGGTTTGCGATTAGCTGGGACTGGGAAGAAGTCTGGCAGGAGGCCCACGCAAGGGCGTTCACCGTGGCCAAAGTCACCCGGCTTGATATCCTTGAAGATATCCGCGCCGCCTTACAACAGGCACTGGACGAGGGCAAGACCGGCCACTGGTTCCGCAAGGAGCTGGAGCCTGTTTTGCAGCGCAAAGGCTGGTGGGGGCCGCGAGACACGACCGACCCGGTGACGGGTGAGCCGGTCACTATTCAGCAGGGTAGCCCGTGGCGGCTCGATACCATCTTCCGTACCAATATGTCTGTGCTCTACAGTGCGGGCCGCTGGGCCGAGCAGATGGAAAACGTCGATGACCGTCCGTTCTGGATGTATACCGGCATCAACGACAGTCATACCCGCAAAAGCCACCTGCAACTACACGGCAAAGTATTTAGGTTCGATGACCCGTTCTGGCAGGCGTTCTATCCGCCGAACGGGTGGCGGTGCCGCTGTTCGGTGATTGCGCTGAGTCGTGATGATATCCGGGCGCGTGGCCTGAAGGTTATTGAGTCTGCCAACATGATGGGCTGGTCGTTGAAACTGGTCAGCGAAAAAACCGGTGAAATGCAGCAGGTCGCTACGTTCAAAAGCGGTGGTCATGAGGTGTCAACGGATGTGGGCTGGTCATATGCGCCGGGTGCGGCGTACCGGCCTGACCTGGCGCGGTATCGTGGCCCGTTGTCAGGGCTGGCAAAACAGGAGTTAACACAATGAGTACTGTCTCTGTCACTATCAATGACCGCGAGCTGCGGCGCGGGTTGCGTGCGCTGGAGATAGCGGCAACCGACATGACCCCGGCGATGCGTAAAATTGCAGGCACGTTGCAGACGGAAACTGCACTGAATTTTGGCGATGAGGGGCGGCCGAAGTGGCTGGTGTCACTGGCCGCAGAAGACCGCAGTGGTCAGACGCTGAGAGAAACGGGCAGGCTGGCTGCGTCAGTATCGACAGACTATGATTCCAGTCATGCGACTATCGGCACCAATGTTGTCTATGCCGCTATCCATCAGTTTGGCGGCAAGACTGGCCGTAATGAGTCGGTCGCGTTACCTGCCCGCCCGTACCTGCCGATTGATGCCGACGGTGAGCTGCAACCTGAGACAGTCCGCTCGGTTCTCGATACGATACAGCGGCACCTTGAATCAGCGGCTCACGGTTGATTTTTCGCATTGCCGGTACGCAGATGTGCTGCGTGCTGGCAATACGGGCTGAAAATCCTTTATAAAGCCTTTACAGGCTGGCTTTCTGCCCACCTCTCACCGCGCCATGCGGTAGTGTTTTCTAAACGCCATTAAAATCCGTTTTTCTCACCATCGATGACACTGACCCTGTTTAACGAAAACAGGACGGTGTTATGTCTTTACACATCTTCAAATCCGGCACCCATACCGACATGCACGGCACGACATTGCCGTTTACACCTGCTGATTTGGCTGCATGTGCGGCGGCCTATGACCCGGCGGTGCATGAAGCGCCGATCGTGGTGGGCCATCCGAAAACGGATGACCCCGCCTATGGCTGGGTTGCGTCACTGTCAGCAACGGGCAGTGACCTGCTTGCCGAACCGGCGCAGGTTGACCCCCAGTTCGCTGAGCTGGTCACCGCCGGACGCTATAAAAAAATCTCCGCGTCGTTCTATCTCCCGGACAGCCCGAACAACCCGAAACCGGGCGTGCTGTATTTGCGTCACGTCGGGTTTCTCGGCGCACAGCCGCCGTCCATCAAAGGGCTACGCTCTGCGGCGTTTGGTGAGCAGGAAACCGGCGTTGTTGAGTTCGCTGACTGGGGGCTGATGACCAGTGCCAGCCTGTTCAGCCGTTTGCGCGATTTCATCATCAGCAAGTTCGGTCTGGAAGACGCAGATGCTGTGTTGCCGCCGTGGCAACTGGATGCCCTGCGCGATGAAGCCAACCGTGACGACGCGAAAGTCCCCCCTGCGGTGTTTAGCGAACCGCCACATTTACCATCAAACGAGGATTCGACAGTGACAGAAGACGAAATTAAAGCGATGCAGGCAGAGAACGCCCGGCTGAAAGCCGACGCGGAAGCACGGGCGAAAGCGGATGCGCAGCGTCGTCAGGAAACCGTTCACACCAGCAATGCGACCTTTGCAGAAACCCTGGTGGCGAACGGCACACTGGCACCGGCTGCACAGTCGGTGGTTGTCGCGCTGCTGGATGCGGTTTCAACGGGTGACAAGCCGATGGAGTTCTCCGAAGGCGACGTGACCCGACCGCTGGCGACAGCGTTCAAAGACCTGCTGAGTGGCGCTACGCCTGTTCTGCTGTTTGGTGAGAGCGCAACTAAGGTGCGTGTGCAAGACAACAATGCCGTACCTGTCGAAGCCGAGTTTGCCGAAGCCGACCCGGCACGGCTGGCTCTGCACAACAAAGCTAAGGCACTCGCTAAAGCTGAAGGCATCAGTTATGAAGCCGCAGTCTCACGCTGCCTGTAATTAAGGAAATGATATGTCTGACTATTTGAGAGGCAAACGCATCGTTGACCCGGTGTTGACATCAATCGCACGCGGGTATCGCAACGCTGCCTTTATTGGCGAAAACCTGTTTCCGGTCGTTCTGGCCGAGAAAGAAGGCATTATCGTGCCGCTTTTTGGTAAAGGGGCGTTCGTCGAGTACGACACCGAGCGTGCCATCGGTGCGGAAAGCAATGTGCTGCTGCGCGAGAAATCCAGCTCGATGGATATCGTGCTGAACGAGCACGACCTGGCGGCACCGGTTGATTACCGTGAACAGGCGGAATCGCTGTTCAACGAAGAAACGAAAGCCGCCCGTCGGGCGACGAACGGTATCGACTTAAAGCGCGAGCTGTATGCGGCACGCCTGGCGCAAGACCCGAAAATCTACCTCGACAAGTCAAAGAAATCACTCGCGGCAGCGGAGCGATGGGCGGGTGGTAAGGGCCAGCCCGTCACGTTGATCGAAGAGGGCATTGAGGCGGTCAGAAACGCGATGGGCGTGCGTCCAAATGTGATGACACTCGGCGCAAGCGTCATGGCTGCGCTGCGCTATCACCCCGCTATCCAGGCACAGATCGAGGCCAATGAACGTAAACGCATCACCGAGCAGATCCTGGCAGATATTTTCAATATCGAGAAAGTGCTGGTCGGCGGCGCTGTCAGTTCCCCGGCTGTCGGGAAAGACCAGTCTGACATCTGGGGTGACTCACTGATGCTGCATTACGTCGCACCGGTTACCGCCGGGGCTGAAAGTGCGGACGAGAATGAACCCTCGTTCGGCTACACCTTCCGCCGCCGTGGTATGCCGGTTGTCGATAAATACCCCGGCGCGGGCGGCAAAGTGAATTACTGCCGGTATACCGATATCTACAAAGTCGCCGTGGTCGGCGGCGACGCCGGGTATCTGCTTACCAACATCCTGAAATAACGGGGGCATCATGAGTGCAACACAGCAACCTATTCTGGCCACCACCATCGTGGCCTCCGCCGCGCTGACCGCACAGCGTTTTGTCGGGGCAGATAATGCCCCGTGTGCTGCCGGTGCTATTGCACTCGGTGTGGCTGAGGTGGACGGTGATGCAGATACGGCAATACCGGTCAATGTGCTGGGGATTATTGCCGTTGAAGCGGGGGCGGCTATCGCACGCGGCCAGGCTGTCCAGTCCGACGCCAGCGCCCGTGCCATCCCACAAGTCGCTGCTGCCGGTGAAACGCCTGCCGGTGTATCGAACGGCATCGCACTGGATGCGGCGACCGCCGAGGGTGACATCATCCGTATCCTGCGCGGGGTGTGACATGTACTGCACCCTGACGGATTTGATTGAGCAAGTCCCGGAACAGACGCTGATTCAGTTGACCAATGACGAGATGGCTACTGGCTCCATGTACGGTGAAACGTTGCCAGTGAATACCGCAGTCATTGACAGTGCTATCCGCTATGCCGATGAGCTGATCGACGCCCATCTGCGCGGGCGTTTCACCCTGCCGCTGGTCGAAGTCCCAACAGTGCTGCGCGACATAGCTGTGACGCTGACGCGCTACCGGCTGTATGCCCGGCGGGCGGAAGGTGCTATGCCTGACCTGGTGAAAGATGATTACAAAACGGCACTGAAACAGCTTGAGCAGATACGTGATGCAAAGTTGACGCTCGGGTTGCAGTCAACCGGCACCGATGCACCAGAGCGTGGGGAATTCAGGGTGCGTGGGCGTCAGCCCACGTTTGGCGGGCGCAACGGCTCACTGGATAAATTCTGATGGACGTTTCACCGATTGTGGATGCCGTGGTATCCCGGCTGCGCGAAAAACTGCCCACATTGCACATTGAGTATTTCCCGGAAAAACCGGCGGACTACCGGCTTAACCATCCTACCGGGGCGGTTCTTGTGAGCTACGCCGGTTCCAGGTTCGGCAAGCCGGAAGATATCGGTGCGATGTTGCAAGCACAGACAGTGACGTTTAACGCCACTGTGGTGTTCCGCCAGTTGAATGGTCGCCAGGGCGCAGTAGCCGTGCTCGATGTATTACGGCGTGTGCTATGCGGTTACAAGCCGCCGGGTTGCAACCGTAAAATCTGGCTGGTGCGGGATGTGTTTATCGGCAACGTCGCGGGGTTGTGGCAGTACGCACTCGATTTTGCGACCGAAGCCGTACTGATTGAAGACACCGATCTCCCTGACGGGCCGTTACTGGCGGGGATTGAAACAGAGGAACAGGACGAATGAAAAACTATCGCTACACCGGCCCGGCGTCAGGCGTCACGCTGGCCGACGGTACGGAAGTGCTGCTGTGGCCCGGCAAAGACGTCTCGCTGCCGCAGGATAACGACTATGTGAAAACGCTGGTCGCATTGCAGCACCTGACACCGATTGATGACCAACCTGTCGCACTGGCTAAAAACCGGCAGGCAGACAAGACAAAAGACGAGGTGAACAGTGGCAGCTAACTATCTGCACGGCGTGGAAACTACCGAAGTTGAAACCGGCGCTCGCGTCGTCAAAGCCGTAAAATCCGCCGTGATTGGGCTGATTGGCACTGCACCACTGGGACCGGTCAATACCGTCACGCTGTGCACGTCTGATACCGCTGCCGCGAAATTCGGCAGTCAGTTGACAGGGTTCACGATACCCCAGGCGCTGGATGCCATTTACGACCACGCAGCAGGCACGGTGTTAGTTATCAACGTGCTCGACCCGGCAGTGCATAAAACGCATGTTGATAATGAACAAGTCACATTCGACAGCAGCGGCTCGGCAACGCTTACTAATCCTGTTGTGGCCAGTCTTGTGCTGAAGAAAGACGCCGGTTCTGCACCGTATGTACTCGATACGGATTACACGCTGGATCAACAGACGGGCGTCATTACACGGTTGAATAAAGCCATCGACACGGCGCTGGCCAGTTACGACTATGCCGACCCGACGAAAGTGACCGCCGCTGACATCATCGGTGCAGTCAATGCAGCGGGAAATCGTACCGGTATGAAGCTGTTGCACGATACCTATAACCAGTTCGGTTTCTTCGCCAAAATTCTGCTGGCACCTGTTTACTGCACACAGAACAGTATCCGCGTCGAGCTGCAAGCACTGGCAGAGAAACTGGGGGCGATGGCATATGTGGATGCGCCGATTGGCACGACCTATGAGCAGGCGATCTCTGGTCGCGGCCCCGCTGGCACCATCAATTTCAACACCGGTTCTGCGCGGGTCAGACTGTTTTATCCGCACGTCAAAGTGTACGACGCGGCATCTAACAGCGAACGGCTGGAGCCACTGAGCCAGCGTGCTGCCGGGTTACGCGCCAAGGTTGACCTGGAAAAAGGCTTTTGGTGGTCATCGTCGAATCAGGAGATCCTGGGCATTACCGGCGTTGAGCGACAATTGTCAGCGATGATTGATGACCCGAGCTGTGAAGTGAACCTGCTGAACGAGCAAGGTATCACGACAGTATTCAATTCCTATGGTACAGGGTTGCGCCTGTGGGGGAACCGGTCGGCAGCCTGGCCAACCGTCACGCACATGAAGAACTTTGAGAACGTGCGCCGGACGGCAGATGTGATCAACGAGTCGATTCGGTATTTCAGTCTGCAATATATCGACATGCCAATCACACAGGCGCTTATCGACGCGCTGACCGAATCGGTAAACGCCTATGGCCGTAAGCTGATTGGTGACGGCGCATTGCTGGGATTCAAATGCTGGTATGACTCGACCCGCAACGAGGAAACCGAGCTGTCAGCCGGGCATCTGTTACTCAGCTATAAGTTCACACCGCCGCCCCCGCTCGAACGCCTGACGTTCGAGACGGAGATCACCTCTGAATACCTGGCAAACCTGACATCCGGGAGTGACAGCTAATGGCCAAAATAGAAGTTAACCGCATTACTAATGCGAACATCTACCTGAACGGCACGAACCTACTAGGCCGCGCCGAAGAAGTGAAATTGCCTGACGTCACCATGACCATGCAAGAGCACAAGGCGCTGGGGATGGTGGGCAAAGTCGAGCTGCCGTCCGGGTTCGACAAGCTGGAGGGTGAAATCAAGTGGAACAGCTTCTATCGTGACGCGATGCTGTCCGCTGCCAATCCGTACAGTTCGTTATCGTTACAGTGCCGCTCTAGCGTTGAGCGTTACAGTAGCCAGGGGCGCATTGATGAAGTGGCGCTGGTCACCTATCTGACCATCATGTTTAAGAAGAACCCGCTGGGGACGTTCAAACAGCATGAGAATGCGGAATTCAGCAGCAGCTTTACGTGTACCTACATTAAGCAGGTATTGGACGGTGAAGAATTGCTGGAGCTGGATTACCTGGCGAATATCTTCAGGGTCGGCGGCGTTGATCAACTGACTGATTACCGCATAAATATTGGCGGTTAAATAGTTAATAAATCCCTTTAATATCCGCTCCATCCCTCTCACGCAATACTGCTCCTGAACCCCATTCAGGAGCAGATCATGACCGACGTATCAACCGATAAAACCGACATTTTCACACTGTCCGTTCCCTATACCACCGCTGCCGGTGCCACCATTGAGACCATTACGTTACAGCGTCTCAAGGTTAAAGACCTGAAAGCCATTCGCAGCATCAGCAAAAAATCTGATGACTGGGATGATTTGCTGCTGACTCGTTCTGCCGGTCTGGTGCCGGAAGATCTGGACTCTATGGACCTGGGTGATTACCTGGCGCTTCAAAAACGATTTCAGAAAATTATTGGGGTGGCTGCACCATCCGAAAGTGATGATGGACGCACTGGGGATGCTGGCGAGATGGTGGCGGTGGCAGCCGAGTGAGCTGGACGCGCTGCCGATAGACGAACTGGAAACCTGGCTGGATATCGCCAGTGAGCAAATCAGACGTGAGAACGGCGACGATTAAAACGGCTGACCAGTGCGCCGACACCGGCAAACACAACAGCTAATAACATGATGGCGGGTTGCAGGATAAATGTGGCCAACACCAGGGCAAACGTTAATAACACCGCACCCCCGCCAATCATCAACACCCAGACCAGCGGATCATTGCTGGTGTTGACTGCGTAGATGGTCAGCTTCACCAGCAGATAGGCATACACGCTGCCAATCGCTGTGACCAGCACCCCCTTCAATAGCGTCAGCGCGTTTTCCATATCTGTAATCCCGTATCAACTGAATAAATGGAGTGTAGACGGTGGCTACCGAGTTCTCAATAGGCGTCATTATTGGCGGGGCGATATCCGGTGCGTTTCGTTCTGCGATGTCTGGTACACGGCGCACGCTGGATTCACTCGGCGATGTCTCGCGTCAGTTGACAGAGCGGCAGAACACGCTGACCCGCGCTGTTGAGCGTTATGGTCAGGTTGGTTCACGCAGTGCTCAACGACTGAACACTGATTTACAGCGTGTCGGCAGGACGCTGGAACAACTGCAACAACAGCAAAAACGGTTGCAGTCGGCGGCGGCAATGAGCGACTCGGCAAAAGCAAACAGGATGGCGCTATACGGCCAGGGCGTCGAAACCTATGCGATGGCCAGAACTGCCGCATCGCCGGTAATGGATGCAGTGACAAAGTACGCCAGCTTTGAGTCTGGGCTACGTGATATCTCTGTGACTGGCGATCTATCTCGTGACCAAGAAGCGAAAATAGGCCATGTCCTGCGCAAATCAGCAAAAGAGGCAAATCAGCTTCAGGAAACGCTGATGGAAGGAATGAATACGCTGGTTGCGGCAGGGATGGAACCAGTCAAAGCATCAGGCTTCATGAATCTGTTGGGGAAAACCGCAACAGCATCAAAAGCCAACATCAACGATCTGGCAAAAATGAGCCTGGCGTTTGAGTCGCTAAAAATATCTGGCGATGCCGAAATGAAAGAAGCGTTCAACCGCGCTGTATTTGGTGCGAAATCTGGACGGTTTGAACTGAAAGATTTGGCGCAGTATTTACCAGAAATGGCCACCGCATTTGCGGCAAAAGGGATATACGGTCAAGAAGCTGTCTCACAAATTATTGCATCGCTCGAAGTCGGTCGCGAAGGCGCTGGCACAGAAGGCGAAGCGGCGACAAACATGCGAAACTGGCTTGCCGCAATGAACCGCAGCGATACGATTTCAAAATACGCGAAAGCCGGGGTCGATTACCAAAAATCCATGCAGAGCTATGTCGCACAGGGCTTCTCGCAATATGAAGCATCACTGATGATTGCCGACAGATTTGTAAAAGGAAAAGGCGATGCATTTCTGAAACAGTGGGAAAAAGCGGGTAAACAAGGTGACAAAGACGGCCAGCAAAAATTAATGGAGTCTTTCGGTTTAGCCGAAATATTCACTGATATTCAAACCGTGAACCATTTATTAGCAATGCGGCAACGGTGGGATGATTATCAGAAAACAAAAGCTGGGATGAGTAGTAAAGAGGCTCAAGGCTCAATAGATAAAGATTTTGACTCGCAAAACGACACATTAGAAGCGCAATGGCGTCGCAGCAAAATCGCAACCAATGATTCAGCCATTGGGTTGGGTGAGTCATTACGCCCGGCCCTAATTTCAGTCAGTTCTGCCATTACTCCCTTAATGGATCAATTAGGTCAGTGGATATCTCAAAACCCGGTGTTAGTGAAAAATATCGTCCTCGGAGCGGCAGGATTACTGGCGTTTAAAGCGGGTTTGATTGGTGCCAGGTTGGGGCTAAATCTGCTGCTATCCCCGATTGTCAACACATATAAAGGCGTTATGTTGCTGCACTCAAAATGGACGCTGTTGCGGCTGGCGTTCAGCGCCGGTGGCCGCGCTCGCCAGTGGATCAGCATGTTCGGCAATCTGGCAAAATCTGCCATGAATCTGGGCCGGATTTTAGGCAGCACATTATTACGCGGTATTACATTAGTCGGGCGGGCGGTACTAATTATGGGCCGGGCGCTGTTAATGAATCCCATCGGATTATTAATAACCGGCATCGCGATTGCGGCGTATCTCATTTACCGCTACTGGCAGCCGATCAGCAATTGGTTTAAACAACGCTGGGCGGATATTACAACGGCGTTTTCAGGTGGCATTGGTGGTGTTACGCGGCTAATTCTCGACTGGTCGCCCCTCGGCTTGTTTTACAAGGTTTTTGCCGGGGTGATGAAGTATTTCGGTGTTGATATGCCGGGTCGGTTTAGTGAGTTCGGTGGCAATATCATCAGTGGGCTGGTTAATGGCATCCGTAATAAATGGGAGGAGGCAAAAGCCAGCGTCGGCGAACTGGGCGATAACATCAAAGGCTGGTTTGCTGAAAAACTCGGTATCCATTCGCCCAGCCGGGTGTTTATCGGGTTCGGTGACAACATCGCGCAAGGCGCAGCGATTGGCATCAGTCGCAGTACCCCGCTTGCCGCTGCTGCCGGGCAACGGCTTGCAACAGAACTAACGCCAGACATGCCCAAACTTCCTGCCGCTGCCCAGTCTTTTGACCCGGCTAATTTGCGCCGGGGCAATAATGCGGCGTCAGGTACTGCATCTGCGCCCGGTATTCAGGTGTCATTCTCGCCAACCATTAATATCAACGGCCAGCCGCAAAATGGCGGTTCGCCCGATATCGCCAGGGCGCTAAATCTGTCACTCAACGAGCTGGAGAAGATGTTACAGCGCATCGTTGCCGAGCAACAACGCCGGGGGTATGCCTGATGTTTGCTGTGTTAGGTGATATTGAGTTTGAGCTGATTACGTATTGGGACGGGTTTGAAGCCCAGTTCGGCGTTGATTATGCCGAACATGCCTTAATCATGGGCAAACCCCGTTTGCAGTTCATCGGTGAGAAACTGGACGAAATCAGCATCAGCCTGGTGTTTAACTGGTTGTACTGCACGCCTGAAACTGAGCTTGCGCGGCTGCGTAATCTGATGCGCACCCATAAAGCCCAGGCTTTAGTCTTTGGTAATGGCGACTATCGCGGCTGGTTTGTGGTGACTGACGTTCGTGCGACCAGTGAGCAGACCGACCGTTCCGGCAATGTGCTGGCTCTGAACGCGCAAGTGACACTGCGTGAGTACGTCGGCGACCCGAAAAAGCCGCTCACGGCCCCCGCTATCGTGCAAACAGTGCCGAATACAAAAGCGGTGGCAAAGTCCACTGCCGCCGCCCCCAGTGGCATGGCATCAATGGTTCGCTCTGCTGTGGGCTATGCGCGTAATGCGCAGTCAGCGTTACAGACAGCAACCAGCACAGTTAGGTTGGTGCAAAAGATGGCGACCAATCCAACGGTTGCATTAGCTCGCGTGCCGGGGCTGATGACGCAACTGGGCGGCGTGGCGACGCCACTCTCTAACTCCATTCCCGCTTTGTCGTCAGTCACCAGCGCGTTCCCCGATGCCACACGCGCCGTCCGTTCGTCAAGCCAGGCGCTGTCATTCGTCAACAATGCACGCTCGTCACTGATGGGCGTCGGCAGCGGGAACATCGCGGCAACGATGAGTGAAGTGAGTACGCAACTCGGGTCAGCGACCAGCATGATGAATACATCATCACCGACTATTAGCAGGATGACTGCGGCCATTGCCACCCGGAGGGTTTAAGGATGTTTATCGAACACATCACAAAAGCCGGTGAGCGCTGGGACAGCATCGCTTACACCTATTACGGTGACGCGCTGGGTTATGACCGGATTATTGCCGCCAACCCGCATGTTGCTATAACGCCAGTATTGCCGTCGGGCATCGTTCTGGCCATCCCTGTCATTGAGCAGGCAGACGTCAACAATGTGGAGGATACGCCGCCGTGGCTACGCTAACGACTACAACGACGACACAGCAGCAACAGCAATCCGATACCGCCCGTGATGTGCTGATACCGATGTTTACCCTGGTGTACCTGAAAAAGAACATCACTAACGATATCGCCCCTTACGTGCTGCGCGTGACATATACAGACAACATCAAAAGCGAGTCGGACACGATAGAGGTCGAGCTGGAGGACGTAGACGGGAAATGGGAAAACCAGTGGTATCCGGGCAAAGGTGACACGATAAGCCTGAAGATGGGCTACATCGGCGAGAAACTGTTGGATTGCGGCACGTTTTCAATCGACGAGATTGAAAGCCGTGGCCCGCCGTCTACTGTCTCTATAAAGGGTGTTGCGACGTCGGTAAATACGGCGTTGCGCACCAAATCAAACCGTGGTTTTGAGAACACCACGCTCGGCGCGATTGCCAGCCGCATCGCTAAAAAGCACAAGCTGAAACTGGTCGGCAGCATTGAACCCATCAAGTTAGACCGTGTAACGCAGAACGCCGAAACAGACGTCGCGTTCCTCAAGCGACTCGGCAAAGAGTACGGCTACGCAGTCAAAGTGACAGCGACGCAGATTATTTTCTCGCACCTTGACACGCTGCGTGGGTTGCCGAGCGTTGCGACGCTGGCAAAGACTGATATCGCCAGCTATTCGCTGCGTGACACTATCAACCAGGTATATAAGTCAGCAAAACTCAAGCACCAGAAAACAGGCGATAAAAAACTGGTGGTGTATGAAGCCGATGGCGGTGTATCTCAAAGCACAAAGACGGCCAAGACCGCAAAAACGCACGCCGACACCACCAGTGCCGACACGCTGAAAGTGAATGGCCGGGCGAGTAATCAGGATACGGCTGAACGTAAAGCGACTGCGGCGCTGAATTCGCATAATGAATACCAGGAACAGGGGCAAATCACAGTGATGGGGGCCGTTAAGCTGGTCGCTGGCAATAAGGTCACGCTCGCTGGTTTCGGCAAGTTCTCCGGTGACTGGCTGTTGAATGCAGTGCGCCATACGCTGACGCGCAGCAACGGTTACGTGTCAGAAATGGAAATTGCACGCGGGCCGATCACTAAAGGGACGAAGAAGAAAAAGACCACAACGCTGACCGTGTATCACCCGGATGGCACGACGTCCACAACCGTCAAGGAGAAGAAGAAATGATGCGCACCGGTACAGTCAGCGCGGTTGACCCTGCGACATGCCGCGCCCGAGTCCGTCTGCCGGAGCTGGATAACATGCGTACAGGCTGGCTGGATGTGGTGCAGCGTAATACACGAAACAATAAAGACTACTGGCTCCCTGACGTGGGCGAGCAAGTCAAAGTGCTGCTGGATGAACATGGCGAAGACGGCGTCATTCTCGGCGCGGTCTATTCCAGCGTCGATACGCCGCCTGCAAATAACCCGGATGTGCGTGGCGTGACGCATGGCGACGGCGGTGCTTTCTACTATGACAGGCAGACGCACACGCTGACGATTAACGGCGGCATTGAGCATATCGTGATTGAGTGTGCCGCTGATGTGACGGTCAGAACACAGAAAGTCACCCTTGATGCACCCGAAACAGAAGTGACTGGTAATGTTCTGGTGAAAGGGAAGCTGACATATCAGGGCGGGCTGGCCGGTTCCGGCGGCAGCGGTGCTGCGGCGGTGATCCAGGGGAACGTCAGCGTAGACGGCAATATCAATGCGACCGGCAGCGTAATGGATACCAGTGGCAACTCAAACCACCACTCTCATTAAAGTCGTTTAATATCCGGCTTTCTCTCCGGGGGCGATACTGCCCCCATGAATACGAACTCTGTTTTTTGGCAACCGAAGCTCAAAAACCCCGGCACGATTGTCGAGGGTGCTGACGATATTGCCCAGGCCATCAGCATTATTCTGCGCACACCACGCGGCAGCGACCCGCATCGGCCTGAGTTCGGCAGCAATCTCTATCTCTACATCGATTACCCAATCGACAGAGCAATACCGCATGTTGTCCGCGAATCCGTCGAAGCTATCACACGGTGGGAGCCGCGTTGCAAGCTGCTTGCTGTAAAACCGACTGTGGACGGTGAACACCTGACGCTGCGCGTGCAGTGGCAAACCACGACAGGTACTGATACTGCAACGGAGATTCTATGGCGGTAACGACAGAGCCGGTTTTCATCGAACGTGATGCGGACGCCATCACCGCCGAGATGATTGCGAAGTATGAAGCAGACAGCGGCAAAACACTCTACCCGGCACAAGCCGAACGGCTGTTACTGGACATTATCGCGTACCGTGAAATGTTGTTGCGCAGTGCCATTCAGAATGCTGCAAAGCAGAACCTGGTGCGGTATGCCGACGCACCAATGCTGGATTATCTGGGCGAGCTGGTTGGCACATACCGACTGTCGGCCATCGCTGCGATTATTAAGCAGTTGCTATTTACAGTTGAAACAGCGCTGCTGACAGATGTGCTCATTCCAGCTGGAACTCGCGTCAGCGCGTCTGACAGCGTGATATTTGCGACTGACACTGACGCTGTGCTGAGAGCTGGCCAGCTCTCGGTCACTGTATCTGCAACATGCACGGAAGCCGGAACTGTCGGCAATGGCTGGCAACCGGCACAAGTCAGCACACTGCTTGATGAAGTGGATGATGTGGATTTCACTGTCAAAAACCTGACTGCAAGCAGTGGTGGGTCAGATGACGAGTCTAATGATCATCTGCGTGAACGCATCATGCTAGCCCCGGAGGCGTTCAGCACTGCCGGGTCGCGGCTTGCCTATCGTTATCACGCCATGAGTGCGCACCCTGATATCGTTGATGTCGCTGTGGTTTCGCCTGTTCCTGGCACAGTTGCGTTATATCCGCTGATGTCATCCGGTGTGCCATCTGCCGCGGTTATCGCTCTGGTAGAGAGCATTTGCTCTGACGAAAAAGTGCGTCCACTCACCGACACGGTTTCTGTTGCCGCTCCTGTGTCTGTCAATTACGAAATCCGAGCCTCGCTTGTTATTCGGCGCGGCGAACTGGCAGACACAGTGAAAACGGCAGCAGAAAGCGCAGTAACCGCGTGGGCAGCAACGAAAAGCGCAACGCTGGGTAACGACATCGTGCTCAGTCAGTTGATCGCGGCGTTATCAGTATCTGGGGTATATGACGTTGTAGTTGCGTCACCTGTCGCATCGTTGGCCGTCGCAGAATATGAATGGGCCAACTGTACAAGCATCACGATTAACGTCGGCGGGGTATCTGATGACTGACATGCAACTACCGCCAGTCATTGCATCTGACGTCAGTTTGTCGGCGCTTGCAAATCTCACAAGCCGATTTGATGACCTGGGTCTCGATGCCCTCATGGTGTATCTGGTCGATATCGTTAATGAGAGTGCGCTGGATGCACTGGCCGATCAGTTCTCGCTGAAGGGGGATGGCTGGGAGCTGGCGGAATCAGATGATGCGCGACGGGCGATGATCAAGACAGCTATCGAACTGCACCGTTACAAGGGAACACCCTGGGCGATACGCCAGGTTTTTCGTAGCCTCGGATTCGGCGAGGTCGAGCTGATAGAACACATTGGCAGGCTGAATTACGACGGCCAGCGCAATTACAACGGGATGATGGTGTATGGCGATTCTTCTGCGTGGCCAATTTATCGCGTCATTATGAGTCAGCCAATCACGAACGACCAGGCACAGCAACTCAGAAACACGCTCAACATGATTGCTCCGGCCCGCTGCAAGCTGGCCAGCATCGAATATACAGCAGCCCCAATCCGCTACAACAACAGTGCCAATCACGATAACAGCTACAACTACGGGAGCGCATGATGGCAGAGTTAACAGAAAAGACAGAGTGGGTAGATGGCATCTATCAGATTGAAACCTCCGACCCCGTCATGGGTGGGCCTGGGGGGATTTCTAACCGTCAAGCCAATCAACTGGCAAACAGGACTGCATACCTGAAACAGCAGCAAGAGCAAACAGGAAATGCGCTGACTCAACATGCAACAGCGGCGAATCCACATCCGCAGTATGCGCCGCTAGCTAGCCCTGCATTAACAGGGGTGCCGACTGCGCCGACTGCTGCCGTCGGTACAAATACCACGCAATTGGCGACAACGGCGTTTGTCTCTACTGCAACGGCGAATGGTCTGGCTCAAAAAATCGATCTCGCTGAGATTGTGGGTATCCCGCTGCCCTGGGCACAAGCGACCGCTCCAGTCGGCTGGCTGAAATGCAACGGTCAGGCGTTTGATAAAGTCGTGTACCCACGGCTGGCACAGGTCTACCCGTCAGGTGTATTGCCGGATTTACGTGGCGAGTTTATTCGCGGCTGGGATGATGGGCGCGGGGTTAATCCGATACAACCGCTGCTCGCATTCGCAGAGTCCCGATTAGCTGTGCATACGCATGAAATGCCAACGGCCCGGATGGCCGTCGGCGTAGATGGCGTGTCATCAACTTGGGTCGTCGTTGAGAACGACGTGTCGCCAACAAAAGTGTCAACAAAGCAGCAGTCCGGAGGAACTGGAGAAACCGCGCCGCGATGCGTCGCATTTAACTACATAGTGAGAGCTGCATAATGAGTGAGAAATATTCTGTTGCTGTACAAAGTGCCCAACTGGGCAAAAATGGGCTTGCTGAACGTGCTGGTTGGCTGACTGTTTACCATGTTGACCCATTGACGCGCGAGTATACGGGTGCGAGCTATGAATATCTGATGACTGGTACGGGTCTACCCGCAGACAGTTATGCAGACGCCCCTACGTTGCCGTCAGAAGGACAGGCGCTACGGCGTAGTGTTGACGGGACGAGCTGGGAGCATGTGCCGGATTATCGTGGACAGACCGTCTACCGCACTGCAGACGGCAGCGCACAGATGGTGCAGAATATCGGTGCGCTGCCGGACGACATTACTGCTCAGGCACCGGCTACTGCGTTTGATGTGTGGGATGGCACACAATGGGTTACTGACATCGACGCTCAAAAAGCAGCAGCAAAGAAGGTTGTGCAGCAAGAGCTGGATAAACGTAAGTCTGTGGCAAGCAGCAGAATCGCTGAGCTGACATATGCGGCAAACCTCGGCATTGCAACAACTGACGAAGAGGCTGCACTGAAAGCGTGGCAAACGTATCTGGTCATGCTAAGCCGTGTTGATGTTTCAGATGCTGAAATAACATGGCCTGACATCCAAACTAACTGA